ATCTGCTCTTGATGCGGGCGGAAACAGAACGCCCGGCAAGTGCTAGGTGGTCTTTCTCATAAGGGTCTTCACCCGTTTTGAGAAAGAACTTTAACAAGGCACCATGGTCATCCAGCTTTGAATCTGGAAGCCGTGATACGACATGTACTCCCTTGACAATTGGGAGATGCAGGTCGTAGTCATACCCGTCAGCCTGGCAAGGGCCCGTGGTATGTCTGCCTAGCAGAGTAGACGTTGACTCGACATAGGGGAAAGGAATTATATCCCCTATGAGTCTATCGAGCCAATCCACAGTCTCGACATAGCCAGCAGAAAATAACTGATTACGGAGAGAAACTGTGGAAATCAACTCTGACACTTGCCGCCGGTTCCTGGGGAACATACTACGAACGCGCACGATGGAAACATCATGACCGTCGTAATAGTCCTTGCCACAAGACTCTCTGAACTTTCCAGTCCAGAAAGACTTGTTAACAGAGACCTTGAACCCAAAAGTTTCAAGGGCCTCAAGAACCGTTTGCACATAGTCTACAGGTACGATAATATCGTCCCCATAGACGCGCACCAAGCCATAAAGGAGCTTAATGTCCTTTTTGGTAAGGCGTCGGTTGAGCTTCTGTTCTATCCCTACAAAGACGACGGTCGTAAAGACCAGAGCCTCAAAGGGGAAACAGAGAGCTGATCCCATAGACGCGAATTTGGCAAGCCTAAAAACCTTGCCGTTTACATCAGCCTTTCGCGATCTACAAGCATCGACGGACTTCGCAAGAAGTCCGTGGTTTGCAAGTAGAAGACGTACATGCTGATTTGAAACTCGGTCAGATGCCTCGCTTAAATCAAGTGTGGCAAGGGATCCATCAATGGAACCCCTTAGAGCCATTTCTTGATTTGGGGATTGGCTATCTGACTTCACAAAATTCGAGGCATTGTCATCTGCTTCGAATTCCTGTGTCATTAGTCTAAGAAGGCCTTGCTGCACGTATTGCATGCAGGTCGGCTCCATGGCAATGACACGCGGAGTTTCAAGCGTTTTAGGCACCAAGATAACCTTAACGGGAATCTCGGAGCCGGGATCGGAGAATATAAGTTCGTCCGTTCGAGAACAAAAGGACGGCGAGGCGGCCATGTAATCCCAATGCGGGAACATAGCCTCCAAGCGTGAACTCCACAAAGCTGAATCCCACTTCCGGTTTCCGGAAAGTCGGTCAGCAGTGGCGCCACTTCCATGTCTTGGCAGGACACCTTCTCTGTAGAGACGTGAGTCAATACGAGAGAAAAGTCCAGCCCATAGAAGACGACCAATACGACCATAGCTATCAGCAATAGTCTCCTTCGAGCTATTCTGTGTAGTATGGAGTAACTGGTCATAGTGGCGTATATCTCCTTCACACTCGATGTATTTATCGAAAGCACGTCTCTTTCGCTCATCTGAGCAATCGAGATTAATCTTGGCAAACATCAGCGTAAGCTGACGAATAGCCGTGATTGCTTCGATAGAAGGAACATCGAGCAACCGACCACCACGTCGGTCGAACACAAGATCGAGGAAACCTCCAAATAATTGGGGGAGACCACCAGTAAAGGCAAAGCCTTGAAACTGGCTGCGATCCACCGAACCTTGGTCCAGACTTTTTTGGAAGTCCTTTCCAAACTTCGGTAGGGATATCGTAAAGAACGATATCCCCTCGTGTTCGAACCGCCTAGAGATCGTTTTGAGATCTCTAGTGGTGCTTGTGCCGCATCTAGTCCCCAGTTCATTGAGGACTACTCGCATGAACGAATTCAGGCTTTTCAAAACTGCCCACTTTCTGTGAGTTAGTTTTCCTAAAGCATGATTCGCTTGCGAGAACCCGAGTGTTAGTTCTCGCCACCAAGAAGTTTGGTGACCTGAGCACCAGACGAAGCCGAGAGGTACGCAACAAGTGCGTCCACAAGGTATTTCTCGTCTACCACCGTGAAACCGTACAGAGGAGTGTCAACGACCATATAAACAGACATGGCCGCACGCTCATTCTGTGCAGGGATCAACGGTGAAGTTGAGATCTTCGTCTGGTTCAATCGAATGGTCCGACGCTGTCGCTTGCCATAGGCATGCGATACCGTCATAACAGTGGTACCATCGGCCGACGTATAAGTCGACGTGTTGGCACCAGTGCTAGTTCTCGGAAGAGAAGTAGCAACACCATTGATTGTTACACTCGATGGGTCAGCGAATGACATGCGTATCGTCCTTGCGATTGTTGTTAGGATGACACTGTTGTGTCACCGCTCAACATTATGGCCCTTGTGAGGTCATAATGCTGTTGGGAGACCGGGTCATACCCAATGCTCCCAGAATGGCCCACTGCCGAATAGAAAAACTATTCGGGTTCAGGCCAAAACCATAAGGTGTTGCCTTTGTGCGTGTCTTCTGTACCGTAAGGTACTTAGTATGACAGCGCTCAGGCACGGAACCGCCAGGTTTAGGGGCGAGACCGGTTACGAGACGATTACGCTCTACGGAGTTCGTCCGCATGATGTAACCATATCGCAACACAAGGCTATCGTTAGTTAAGCTGGTCAGATTCTTGACAAAAGTGCCAGAATCAAAGAACCAGTCCGATAGCCATGACCATGGGGCAAGTTCCCAGATGGTACTCAGCGTAAGCCGAGTACCCAGCAGGTGATTAGCCAGCTGTTCATATGACTCCAGTTTTCCGAGGAACGAATGTGCCTCGGAAACATGGTAGGTATATGCACCTGAGAACCACTCTCTCTGGAAATATTCATCCCAGAGATAGACGCCCCGGGCGGGATTAGAAAAGAACTCCGACTCCACTGATCCGTAAGTCTTGGCACCCATCTGAATAGACTGGTTGCCAGGATTTCGTAATCCTTGGTCGTCGTAGATCTTTTCCTCCCTAAGGACGCGCTTGCGGCGGATAGACTTTCCGCTGCCCGAAGTATATTGACGAGCCAATTTGGCTGCATTCTTTATACTATGGGCAAAACTTGTTAGGTCCGCAATAAGCGGTTTTGTGTCGAATTCGTAAGTCAAGTACTCACTTGAAAGATTCAGGTGGCGCTTGGTTACGGACTCTAGCAAAGGAAGCTGAGGCAAACGTTGCCTAAGCTCACCTAAAAAGGTTGCAAGAGCGGCCTCTGGCGCAGTTGGAATTGTTGCGGCAATTGCCAGCCTTCCCACTTGATTCACATCAGGATTTGGGAATGACTGTAATGTGCCGAACGTCGGACGATCAAACTCCTGAACTCTAGGGATAAGAAACCCAGAGTAAGTCGTTTGATTACCGGCAGCGAAAGGAGTCTTCATAGTGACAATTTCCGGAGAGGAGATTGTATACTCAGACTTCTCGGTAAAGAAGGAATGTCCGTTATCAAACCTAGTTTGATAATCACGGATTAGCTCGCGGTAGTAACCACGAGCACCATCTTTGCCAGCCGCTTCCAACACGCTATCTGTCAACTCGTCATTCTTACTACTTCGAAAAGAGGTAGTAGTCTGAGTTGTTGGCAGACCGGTGTAAGAACCAACCGTATCCGCTCCACCATTTGATTCCTTAAAAAAGAAAGGAATCTCATAGTGGGGAAGTGAGCGGGATTGGGTCACATCGGGCATGGGCCATCCTTATGGTAGTGCGAAATGTTGATACATTTCGACGCCTGAAATGCTTGTGGCACAAGCGCCGGGTGCTCCCTAGCGGGA